GCATTCGCAACATCTACAACGTCGAGTCCAAGGGCAATACCAACGGCGTCAACATCACCGGCGTCCACATCGGATGCTCTGGGCTTCTGCAGGGTGAAGGCTGGGTGTCGGGCAACGTCGGCATCAACATAGCCCCTACCGCCCACGGCTCCACGGACGCTGCTTTTGCTTCTGGGTATGAGAAGCCGCGCGACAACGACTTCCGCGTCAATGTCTTCTACGACACGGTAACTGCAAACAATACCTTCTGCCTCCGTGTGACGGCGCCGAGCAGCGGCAACACCGCGGGCTGGTTGAAGGTTGGTGGCCGGGTTCACGTCAACGCTGCCTCGGCGGTCGGCTACGGTTCTGCCTTCCAGGGCACTCCCTCAAAGCTCCTGGTCGATGACCTCACCGTCGTTGGGCCGTCGTCGAACTTCCAACCATTCAACCACTCGGCGGCGGACGCTACGGCGGGTTGCCGCGTGCGTGGTCTTCGGACCTACCCGGCTCCACCTGCGCTCACCACGAACTGGACGTCGGAAGACACCGGCCCGTACACCTTGCCTGCCTGATAGGAGAGCGCCATGAAGCAGCTGCCCAACCTGACGTTTTTCGAAAGTCTCTGCGGCTTTACGGTGCCGTCGCCCCTGTCGGCGTGGCACGTGCCCGGGTGCTGCTACACGACAGGCACCGAGACCGTGCTGGACGGCAACCAGGGCATCGCTACGCCGAGCGGGTGCCTGTTCAACGTATGCCTGTCGTGCGCACCCAAGTCGGACGGCTCTCCGGCCAGCGGGACCGTGCTGGTCCAGCTCTACCGCGTCGATGCGTTCTCTTCGGTGAACGCGACCGCGCTGGAGCAGACCGCCGGCTTCCAGGTGATCGCGCAGCGCACCGTCTCGGTGTGCAGCACCGGCATCACCCATCCGCCGTCGTCGCTCCAGCCGGCGGAAGTGGCTCTGCTCGGCCTCGCCACCGGGTCGAACAAGGGTGGCGTCACCTACGGTGTTCGCTTCATGAACGACCCGAACTGTCCGAGCTTCAAGGACCTTCGCGTGATCGAGTGGAGCGCCAAGCTCTGCCCGGCGCCCTGACGGTACCCATACCACCGCAAAGCGCTCCCACACTGCGTCGCATGGGCGATTCAGACCCGAGCGACCTCGCTGGACAAGAGCAGAGCCGAATCGAGCGCAACAAGCGCGACAAGCTGGCAACGCTCCAGGAGGTCGAGGACCTGAAGTGGCTCATGTCGAGCAAGAGGGGGCGCCGCATTGTGTGGCGTCAGCTCGCGCGGGCGGGGGTGTTCCAGTCCACGTTCCACGTCACCGCGATGGTGATGTCGTTCAACGAGGGCCGGCGCAACCAAGGCAACGCGCTCCTGGCGGACGTCTTGGAGCATTGCCCCGACCGGTTCCTCGAAATGCTGACGGAGCATCGAAAGCATGACGACCGAGACGCTGATGAACGGGGCCCAAACAACTGACGCCGCCGCATCGGACGCTGCTGCCACGACGGAGACCACGGCTCCCGCGCAAACGAGCGCGACGCCAGCCACCACCGAACCGGGCAGCCAGAACCAGCAGACGAACGACACGACCGCGCTGGGCGACAAGCCTGCAGCGGAAGCGAAGCCCGACGACCAAGCCAAGCCCGCAGGCGCCCCGGAGAAATACGAGGCGTTCAAGCTGGACGACGGTGCACTCAGCGCCGACGAAGTGGCCGCGGTCGAAAAGCTCGCGCGAGACCTGAACCTGCCGCAGGACGCTGCGCAGAAGCTGGCCGAAGCCCGCGCCGCGGACAAGGCTGCAGCCGAAGCCAGCAGCGCGGCAAAGCTCCAGGACGCGCGCGCTCAGTGGGTCAGCGACGTGAAGGCGGACAAGGAGATCGGCGGCGACAAGCTGGCCGAGAACCTGTCCGTGGCCAAGAAGGGCCTGCAGCTCGCAGACCCGAAAGGCGAGCTCGCCGAGCTGCTGGAAAGCACCGGGTTCGGTGACCACCCGGAGGTGATCCGGGCGTTCCACCGGATCGGCACCGCAATCAGCGAAGACCGCTTCGTGCCGGCCAAGGGGACGCCTTCGGCGCCCAAGGACGCCGCGTCGCGGCTGTACCCGAATCAGCAATGAGAGGAGCCTGAGCAATGGCAACGCTTTCCACCACCGCACTCACGCTGGCCGATTGGGCGAAGCGTGTTGACCCCGATGGCAAGATCCCGACGATCGCGGAACTGCTGTCGCAGACCAACGAGGTGCTCGAGGACGCAATGTTCGTCGAGGGCAACCTGCCGACCGGTCACCGCGTCATCATCCGTACCGGCCTGCCGACCGTCTACTGGCGTTCGATCAACCAGGGCGTGCCGCGCAGCAAGTCGACCACCGCGCAGGTGGACGAGTCGTGCGGCATGCTGGAAGCCTACGCTGCCGTCGACCGCGACCTGGCGATGCTCAACGGCAACACCGCCGCCTTCCGCCTGAGCGAGGACCGCGCCTTCCTGGAGGCGATGAACCAGACCCAGGCCGGCACGCTGTTCTACGGCAACCCGGCCACCGACGTCCGCCAGTACCTGGGCCTGTCGGCCCGCTACGGCGCGATCAGCGGCGCCGGCAACGCGCAGAACATCCTCGACGCGGGCGGCACCGGCTCGTCCAACACCTCCGTGTGGCTGGTGGTCTGGGGTGACAACTCCGTCTTCTGCACCTTCCCGAAGGGTTCGAAGGCCGGTCTGCTGCACGAGGACGACGGCGAGCTGACCATCTACGACTCGAACAACAACCCGTACAAGGCGCTGCAGACCCACTACCAGTGGAAGAACGGCCTGGTCGTCAAGGATTGGCGCTATGTCGTGCGCATCGCCAACCTCGACACATCGGTCTTCGCGGGCCTGTCCGGCACGCAGGCGACCACCGCCGTCGCGACCAACATCCTGCACATGCTGACCCGTGCGCTGGACCGCATCCCGAACCTCGGCATGGGCCGCGCCGCGTTCTACATGAACCGCTCGGTCTACAGCCTGCTGCGCCGGATCGCGATGGAAAAGTCGGTCGCCGCCCTGGCGCTGCAGACCGGTCTGAACCAGTTCGGCACGCCGGCCAACTGGGCGACCTTCGAAGGTGTGCCGCTGCGTCGCGTCGACCAGCTGCTGAACACCGAGTCCCGCGTGGTCTGAACCTGAAGGAGAACTCCACCATGTACGCAGACGCACTCCTGAGCCTCTCCTCGACTCAGACGGTCACGGGCACCAACACGTCGGTGACCTCGTCCAACACGGTCGACCAGCTGGTCGCGACCGACATCGGAGAGGGCAACCACCTGATGGGCCGCTTCGAGGTGGGCACCGCCTTCGCGGGCCTGACGACCCTCGAAATGCAGATCATCGCAGCCGACGACGCTGCGCTGAGCTCCAACGTCACGGTGATCGGCACCACCGGCGCCATCGCCCTGGCGGCCCTGACCGCCGGCGCCCGCTTCGTGTGCGAGATCAACCCTCGCATCGGGTCGAAGGGCCAACGCTACCTCGGCGCGCGCTACGTGATCGTGGGCGCGGGCAGCGCCGGTACGATCACGGCCGACATTGGCCTGGGCATCCAGGACGGCCAGAAGTTCTACCCCACCGGTATCACGGTGATCTAAAGGAGCCGACATGCCCAAGTACCGTGTGCTCACGAAGTCGTTCATCGACAACCACCTCCGCGAGGAGGGCGACGTCGTCGACTACGACGGCTACCCGAGCGACAACCTGGAGCCGCTGGACGACGAAGGTCGTGCCAAGCAGAAGGAAGGCGTGAAGGTCGCCAAGCAGGCGATGCAGCAACTGATCAAGGAGACCCAGCCGCTGATGGGTCCGGGCGGCGCTCCGTTCGATCAGGACGGCTTCGCCAAGGCGGTCGCGAAGGCGATCGTCGACGCAGTGGCGGCCACCAACAAGGCCGACAGTCCGCTGACCTGACGAGGAGTTTTCGTCGAGTGGCCTGGGCCGCCTTGTGCGGCCCTTTTTCCAGGGGTAGGCGATGGCATCGGAAGTCGACATCTGCAACGACGCACTGGCGATGCTCGGGGACGAGGCGACCGTCGCCAGCATCGACCCGCCGGAAGGCAGCGCTCAGGCCGACCACTGCGCGCGCTTCTACCCCAAGGCGCGCGACGCGCTGCTCGAGATGCACCAGTGGGGCTTCGCCACCGTGCGCGTCGCGCTGCCGCTGCTCACCGCGGGCGTGACGCCGTCCACCTGGCAGTACGCCTACGTGGCGCCGCCAGATGCGTTGAACCTGATCGCGGTGCTGGACCCGGCCGCGGCCGACGACTACAGCGTTCCGATCGGGCCGTACGCCATCACCAGCGCGTTGTCGTCCCTGGACGTGGTCGCGGTGCCCACCGGCATCGGCCTTTACACCCCGCAGCCGTTCGTGGCCGAAACCCTGTCGGACGGGCAACAAGTCATCTTCACCAACCAGGCCAATGCGGTGCTGCGCTACACGCGCAGCATCAGCGACCCGACGCAGTTCTCGCCGCTGTTCGCTGAAGGCCTGACGATCCTGCTGGCGTCCAAGCTGGCCGGCCCGGTGCTCAAGGGCTCCGAAGGGCGCCAAGTGGCGACCGAACTGCGCAAGGAGTTCGTGGAGGTGTGGCTGCCGCGCGCGGTCGAGTCCGACGCGAACCAGCGCTACCTGCAGGCCGCCCAGCAAACCCCCTGGATCACGGGGCGCTGAATGCCGATCACCCGCACCTACGCGCGATCGTTCTCGGGCGGCGAGGTCTCGCCCGAGTTCTGGGGCCAGATCAGCGACGCGAAGTTTCAGACCGGCCTGGCGACCTGCCGCAATTTCGAGGTGCTGCCGCACGGACCCGCGCGCAACCGCGCTGGCTTCGGCTACGTGCACACCGCGAAGTACAGCGGCACCAAGAAATGCCGCCTGATCCCGTTCACCTTCAGCACCGTCCAGACGATGGTGCTGGAGGTCGGTGACAAGTACATCCGGTTCCACACCCAAGGCGCGACCCTACTGGCGCCGGCCGCGGCCGCCTACGACAACGCCCACGCCTATAGCATCGGCGACCTCGCGCTGTCCGGCGGCGTGACCTACTACTGCGTCGCCGCAACCACAGGCCACGCGCCGCCGAACGCGACCTACTGGTACGCGCTGCCGGCCACCGGCGAGTATGAGATCCCGACGCCCTACCTCGAGGCGGACGTGTTCGACCTGCACTTCGTGCAGTCGGCCGACGTGCTGACCATCGTGCACCAGAACTATGCGCCGATGGAGCTGCGCCGCTACGGCGCGACGAACTGGCAGCTGTCGACGATCCAGTTCGCGCCGACCCTGTCGCCGCCGACCGGCGTCAGCGCGACGGCGCACACCGGAACAACGCCGGGGGCGCCGACCACCATGTACTACGTGGTGACGGCTGTCAGCGCGGACGGCCTCACCGAGTCCTATGCGTCGTCGATCGTCAACTGCTCAAACAACCTGTTCGACACCGGCGCCTACAACACCATCAGCTGGAGCGCAGTGACAGGGGCCGCCCGGTACAACGTCTACCGCCAGAGCAATGGCCTGTACGGCTACATCGGGCAGACCACGACGACCAGCCTGGTCGACAACGGTGGGGGCAACGTGGTCACGCCGAACATCGGGCAGACGCCGCCCATCCAAGACGCGGTGTTCGCCGGTGCCGGCGACTACCCTGGGGCTGTCAGCTACTTCGAGCAGCGCCGCTGCTTTGCCGGCACGATCAACGCGCCGCAGACCCTGTGGATGACCGAGAGCGGCACCGAGTCGTCGATGAACTACACGCTGCCCACGCGCGACGACAACCGGGTGAAGTTCAAGGTGGTGGCGCGCGAGGCCGACACCATCCGCCACATCGTGCCTCTGCAACAAATGCTGCTGCTGACCCAGGCCGGCGAGTGGCGGGTGCAGAGCGTCAACAACGACGCGATCACGCCGTCCAGTGTGTCGGTCAAGCCGCAGAGCTACGTCGGCGCGAACAACGTCCAGCCTCTGATCGTCAACAACAACTTGGTGTACGCCGCGGCGCGCGGCGGCCATGTGCGCGAGATGGCGTACAGCTGGCAGGCCGGCGGTTACGTCACCGGCGACCTGAGCCTGCGCGCGGCGCACCTGTTCGACGGCATGACGATCGTCGACTCCGCGTTCTCCAAAGCGCCGTACCCCATCTGTTGGTTCGTCTCCAGCAACGGCAAGCTGCTGGGCCTGACCTACGTGCCCGAGCAGCAAGTCGGCGCCTGGCACTGGCACGACACGCAGGGCACGTTCGAGGCGATCACGGTCGTCGCGGAAGGCGACGAAGACGTGCTGTATGCCGTCGTCAACCGCACGATCAACGGCGCCACGGTCCGCTACATCGAGCGCAAGCAGTCGCGCCTTTTCGCCACCCTGGCCGACTCGTTCGTCGTCGACGCCGGGCTGTCTTACAACGGCGCGCCGGCGACGGTCTTCAGCGGCCTGAACCACCTGGAGGGCGCGACCGTCAGCATCCTCGCGGACGGGGCGGTGATGCCGCAGGCCACCGTGACGGGCGGCACGGTCACGCTGAGCACGCCGGCCAGCAAGGTGACGATCGGCCTGCCCTACGACTCCGACATCCAGTTCCTGCCCATGGCATTCCTTGAGCTGCCGGGCGCGGGCCAAGGGCGGCCGAAGAACGTCAACCGGGTGTGGCTGCGGGTCTACCTGTCGAGCGGCATCTACGCTGGCCCGGACTTCGACAACCTGGTGCCTGTGAAGCAGCGCACCACGGAGCCGTACGACTCGCCGCCGAACCTGAAGACCGAGGAGGTCGAGGTCGCGCTCAAGCCGAGCTGGGGCGACTCCGGGCAGGTGTGCATCCGTCAGCAGGACCCGCTGCCGCTGACGATCCTCAACTACAGCGCGGAAGTGGCGATCGGGGGCTGACATGGGACTTTCGGCGGGTTCTCTCGCAAGCGCGTCGCTCGGCATGCAGGCGGCCGGCGCGGGGATGCAGACGGTTGGGGCGTTCAGCCAGGCGCAGGGGCAAAAGTCGCTGCTCAATTCGCAGGCCGACATGGACGAGGTGAACGCGCGGATCGCCGAGGCTTCGGCCCGGTCCGCGCTGGTGGCTGGCCAGCGCCAGCAGCAAGCCAGCCAGTTGCAGACCGCGCAAACGCTGAGCACCCAGCGCGCCAGCCTGGCGGCCAATGGCGTCGACCTGGGCACCGGCAGCGCCGCAGAAATCCAGACCACCACCAAGATGATGGGCGAGGTCGACGCGAACACGATCGCGGCCAACGCGCTGCGGCAGGCCTGGGGGTATCGCACGCAGGCCGTCAGCTACCAAAACGACGCACTGATGCGCCGCGCGAGTGCCGACTCGATCAGCCCCTTTATGGCTGCTACGAGCACCCTGCTGGGAAGCGCCGGCAACGTCGCCTCCAGCTGGTACCGCTTCAGCAAGGACGGGGTGTGGAGCTCGTCGTCTCTCACGACTGGCGACTTCTCGCGCATGGACCGCGGACAGGGGGGCTGAGCAATGCCACGCGTTCCGACCTACGACGACTACCAGGTGATGCCGAACGTCGCCCCCGCGGGCGGCGTCGGCTTGCCGACGATGAACCCGCAGCTGACCGGCGGCCGGCAGCTGCAGGACCTGGGGCAAGGCATGCAGCAGGCCGGTCAGGCCGCCGGCGGCATCGCCCTGGACATGCAGGACCAGGTCAACCAGGTCCGCGTGACCGATGCGATGAACCAGGCGCGCGCAGCCGCGCTGAAACTGACGTTCGACCCGCAACAGGGCTACCAGAACCTGAAGGGTGACGCCGCGCTGACGCGCCCCAACGGGCAGGCCCTGGCCGACGAGTACGGGCAGAAGTTGCGCGACCAGCTTTCGGACATCGCCGGCAACCTAGGCAACGACCGGCAACGGCTGCTGTTCCAGCAGCAGGCCGGCGGTCTGCTGACCAGCTTCACCGGCGACGTCGAGCAGCACACGCTGCGCGAGTACATCAACTACCACGCCGAGACCAACGAGGGGGCGATCAAGCTCGAGACGAACAACGCGAAGCTGAACTGGAACAAGCCGGACCAGATCCAGCAGTCCCTGGAGCGCGTGCAGGCGGCCAACTACTCCATGGGCCAGCTGCGCGGCGACCCGGCGAACCTGATCGCGGCCAACGGTCAGGCGCTGGTGTCGAACGTGCACCGCGAGGTGATCCAGGCCGCGCTGGAGAACAGCAACCCAACCTACGCGCTGGACTACTTCGGCCGCAACAAGGGCCAGATGACGGCCGACGACATCCTGCGCACGCAAGGCCTGGTGAACACCGCGACCTGGCAGCAGGCGAGCATGGCCGCGGTCAACGCCGCCGGCGGCGACCTGCAGCGCCAGATGGCGCCGACCGACTTCGACCGCATGGTCGACATCACGCTGGCCAGCGAGAGCGGAGGCAAGCGCTACGGGCCGGACGGCAACCTGCTAACGAGCTCGGCCGGCGCCAAGGGCGAGATGCAGGTGCTGGACGGGACCAACACCAACCCCGGCTTCGGCGTGAAGCCGGCGCAGGACAACAGCCCCCAGGAGCGCGCCCGTGTCGGCCGCGACTACCTGCAGGCGATGCTGCAGCGCTACGGCGACCCTGCCAAGGCCTGGGCCGCCTACAACGCCGGTCCCGGCAAGGTGGACGCCGCGCTGAAGGCAGCCGGCCCGGACGGCGACTGGCTGGCCCAGCTGCCCACCGAGACCGAGAACTACGTCACCCGCAACCTTAGCCAGCTGCAGACCCCGCAGCCCACGGCGCGGCCGCAGGAGTCCGACTTCGTCGCATCGGCCCTGGCCAAGCTGCCGGCCAACGCGCCGCCGCAGCTGGTCAAGCTCACCCGCGAGGCCGCGACGCAGCAGTTCGCGATCATCAACAAGTCGTTCAACGAGCAGCGCGACAACGCGGTGATGGACGCCCAGCGCGCGCTGATCCAGGCCGGCGGCGACATCACGCAGGTGGCGCCCGAGGTGCTGGCGAAGGTGCAATCGATCGCGCCCGACAAGTACGACGACCTGATCAAGTTCGGCCGCACGATCAGCCGCGGCGAGAACCAGAGCGACCCCGCGACCTACACGGTGCTGGCATCGAATCCGGGCCTCATGGCAAAGATGGGTGATGCCGACTTCCTGATGCTGCGCAACAAGCTCAGCAACGCGGACTTCGAGCACTTCGCGCGCGAGCGCGCCGACATGCTTACCGGCACGTCTAAGAACAGCCCGATGGTCATCGACACCGAGGCGCTGAACGACGTGCTGAACAACCGCTTGCTGTCGATCGGGATCGATCCCCGCCCCAGCTCCGAAGCCGACAAGCAACGCATCGGCGAGATCCAGAAGTTCGTACGCGACGCGATCTATATTCGCCAGGGCCAGAGTGGCCAGAAGATGACACCGGTCGAGCTGGAGCAGTTCATCGACCAGCAGTTCGCCAAGTCCATAACCTTCCGCAACACGGTGTTCGGTGTCGACACGACGAAGGAAACCGTGCCCCTGCTGGGCATGAAGATTGGGGATGTGCCAGCGGCCGACCGGCAGGCGGTCCGCGATGCGCTATTGCAACGCGGCTGGGCGGCGCCGACGGATCAGGACATCCTGAACGTCTACTGGCGCTGGAAGGCCCGTGGCGGACCACAGCCCCCTGTTCAACCGGGGGGTTAGCGAACAACGGGCCCTTTGCGGCCCGTTTGCCTTTCTAACGCCAGTCACGCGGGTCGTGATTCCAAATTATGCGCTTGTGATTTCGAATGACATGGGATAGAGTCGGATCACCGACGCGCGCCAACGCTTCGGTGATCCTGACCACACCCGATCACTAGGAGATCGAACATGGCTACTCAGCACTCTACCTCGCTCGCGCCTGGATTCGCCGCCTATGGCGAGTGGCTGCCGCACTCCACCCAGGACGTCGAGTTCTACAAGAAGCGGTTCGGCTTTTCGACCGAGGTCGCCACCACGACGCACTTCATCGAGCGCGAGATCTACGAGTGGTCCCGCGACTCGGAACTGAGCACGGCGGAACTGGCTCGCGCCCTTGGGTGGCACCCGGCGCTGGTCCGCGCCTGTGGCCACTTCGGCGGCGACTGGCTGTTTGCGGTGGGAGAGGATGGCTTGGTGTACGCCGGGGACGTTGCAGCGCACCTGGCGCGCTGCATCTACGACGACCGCTACGCCGCTGCGTTCAACGAGTTGCGCGAGTGGGCCATCCAGCGTTGCCTCGACCGCCTGGAAGGTGGTGCGGCACCCACCAAGGAGCAACTGCAATGAGCCTCGTGATCGACGCATTCCTGCTGGAAAAGTACGGCCCCCGTCTCGACACTGAGCAGCTGGCCGAAGTGCTCGGCACGACTGCCGGCACCATCCGCAACCAGATCAGCGCTGGGACCTTTCCGGTGAAGACCTACACGGACGGCAACCGGCGGTTCGCCGACTACCGGGACGTGTCGGCCTTCTTCGATGAGGCCCGGATGCGCGCCGTCGCCGCGGCGCAGGCGCCGAGCTCCAGCCCGGCCGTCGCGAGGAAGCTGCCGACCAAGATGTCGCTTGAGCAGGCGGGTGCGATGATGTTGTCGCGGCTTGAGCAGGTGAGGCCGAAGACCGGCAACCTGCTCCCGTTCGACAACGCTTGGAACGGCGTGAATGCCTACCAGGCGGTGGTGAACTACACGATCGACCACCTGTGGAAGCTGATCGAGGACCAAGACCGTAGGATCGAGGACCAGGGCCGCAGGATCGACGCGCTGGAGGCTCGCGCATAGGGGTGGCGCAGATGGGGATGATTCTGTCCAAGGACGAGATCGCCCAGCTGACCAGTCGAACCAGGCGAGACGCACAGGTGCTTCAGCTCAACTACCTGGGTGTGACGTACCGCGTTCGAACTGACGGAAGCATCGTGGTGCTTCGCGCGCACGTCGAACGGCTGTTCGGTGTGACGCCTTCAACCGAAGCACCTCGGCAGCCGCCCGCGCCGTTCGTAATCGCACCCGCGGGCTCACCGGTTGATCCATCCCCATGGACTCGTGAGGCGCTGTTCGGCAGCGCGCCGAAGACGAAAGAACAGCGCGCGGGCGAACGTATCGCCAAGGCGCGCAAGAACGCGATCGCCAAGGGCTGGCGCAAGAAGTAGGTAAACCGCGCCCATGAACAACGGGGAGGAATGATGGCAGACCCTCAGTACTGCTTTCTCTACTTGGACACTTGGTGGAGCTGTCTAACGAAGGCGGAGTGGGCAGCCTGGACCACCTTTGGCGCGACGCTCCTCGGTGGGGTGGGGGCCGTCGGCGCGGTTTACGTCGCGGCCCGAGTCGCGAGGACCCAGTCAATGCTCGCGGAACAGAACCGGCGAGCAGATGCGCGAGATGATCGGCTTAGGAGCCTGACGATTTGTTGCGAAGCGGTCAAAGAGGCAAAGGCAACGGCGGCTTTGGCTTTAGAAACCCGACGGAACTCAGCCGTGTTTGACGTTGGCGCTGCGGCACGGTTCCAAGCCCTGGAAAAGACTCTCGCTGAGTGCCTCAAAGATCGTGTTGCGATCGATGCGATCGGGCCAATCACGAAGGCCAGGCAAGCGACCTCGGCGCTGATTCGCTTGTTCTACGACTCTGTGTTGGAGCGCCCTCAATTCGAGGCGCAGTGGGTGGTCTTCTTCCACGAGCTCAAAAACGCCGGTGACACTCTTGAAGCTCTTCGAGAAACTGTGACACTCGAAGTCGCCGGTGCGACTCGGAGTACCGGCGCCTCCTGAGCTGAAGGAAGGGCCGGCGGCCCTTTCGGGACGCCGGCCTTCACATCAGAGGTGTTTGGACAAGTACACCAGAAGAGCCCAACCGATCCGCTCGAGCCAGCGGCCGAACTTTGCGATCTGCTCTTCGGTGAACTCCACCTCAACGGTTGCTTTGACCATTGGGTAATCCCTTGGCTTCAGCCCCGTGCGCACGGGACGTTAATCCCGATTGAACTTATAGAGCGCCCTGGCTGGCGCTGCCCATTGCTTATTCGAAATCACTTTGGGCGGTAGGCTCGCGCGTTCAAACACTTGGCGGAACCGCTGCGAGGGTGTCCGGGCCGAGTAGTCGGGCCGGGTCCTCGCAGGGGTAGCCTCAGCGCTTTCCTGCACTCACCTGCGGTTGCTGGCCGCACCTCCGGCTTAGCAGGCCTTTGGCGGTTACATTATGACCCGCAGATAGGTGGCGGACCGAATGGCGGACGGGGATCCGAATCGACCGGAGAGCTAGTATTTGCGCGGGTCTTGACAGACCCCCTTTCCGCCAGTACGCTGTGCCCGCACGATGCAATGCAGTGCAGGACAGTGACGCTAAGCAGTTGATTTGACTGCTGTTTTCTCCCTCTACAGACTGCGGCACCGTGCAATACGGTGCCAGCCACGTGCATGCGAATGCAGCACTTGCTGGCGGACAGACTGGCGGACGGAGAACTGGAATGCCAAAGCGGCGACTCCCAGCGCGCCTGCACCTGCTCACGGTGCGGCAAGTTCAGACAGCCGGCGAGGGCGACCATAGCGATGGTGGAGGGCTGATCCTCCGCGTTCGCGACGGCTCCGCCTCCTGGGTGTTCAGGTACACAGCAGCGACCGGCAAACGGCGCGAGATGGGCCTGGGGTCCGCACACCGTGCGAACCCCGCCCAGGCCGGCGAAAGCGTCGTGCAGGCCCGAGAAACGGCCGGCAAGGCGCGCGGGCAGCTGCAGCAAGGGCTCGACCCGATCGACGAACGCGAACGGCTGCGCGCGCAGCAGCGCCATGCGGTAACGGAGACCAAGGCCGCCAAGGCTCGTGACGCGCTCACCCTGGCGCGCGCCGCGCGCGACTACCACCAACGGGTGATCGAGCCCAGTCGCACCGGCAAGCACGCGGCGCAGTGGATCTCGTCCCTTGAGAACCACATCCCGCCCAGCCTCTGGCACAAGCCCGTTCACCTGGTCGAGGCGCCCGAGCTGCTGGAGGCGTTGCTGGCCATCAAGCCGCACGAGCGCGCCAGGAACCTCACGCAGGGCGACCGGGTGCTGGAAACCGTCCAGCGAGTCCGCCAAAGGCTCGACGCGGTGTTCGAGGACGCGCTGTTCCACCAGCGGTGCATGAGCAACCCCGCCGCTGCTATCAAGCGCAAGCTGCGTGAGAGCATGCCCCGGAAGCGCAAGGGGGAGTTCGCCGCGCTCCCCTATGCCGAGGCGCCAGGCCTCGTCCAGCGCTTGCGCGCCATGGACGGCATCGCGGCGCGTTGCCTCGAGTTCGGAATGCTGACGGTGGCGCGCACCGGCGAGCTGATCGAGGCCGACGAGACCGAGCTGGATCTCGACCGAGCCTTGTGGGTGATCCCCGGCGAGCGCATGAAGGCCGGCGAGGAGCACACCGTCTACCTCGGCCATCGAGCTGCCGCGATCGCTCGCGAGATGCTCGCGCTACCGCTGCCGGACGACGCTGAGAAGCGCTGGCTGTTCCCGTCGCCGATGCTCGACGGCAAGCCGCTGAGCAATGGTGCGATGCTCGCGTTGCTCAAACGCCTGGGCGTGAACGACCGCACCACGGTGCACGGGCTGTGCCGGGCGACGTTCAGCACATGGGCCAACGAGACCGGCGCCGCGCGGCCCGACGTCATCGAGGCCTGCCTGGCCCACGAAGAGAGCAACCGCGTGCGAGCTGCATACAACCGTGCCGAGTTTGCTGCGGAGCGGCGCGCGCTGCTCGAAAAGTGGGCCGCCTTCCTGAGCGCGTCCAACGTTGTTCAGTTGCCTCGCGCCGCTTGAGACGGTGCACCTAACTCGGATCCGGAGCGAGACAGTGCCCGGGGTGGTACCCATACCGGCATTTGCACGCACGAGGATGCAGGGTGGTACCCATACCTGCAACGGCAAGCCGGAATATGCATGGTGCGCGTACCGGCATGCAGAACACGCAGGATGTACGCACACGGACTGACGAGAGGACCGCAATGGCAGATAGCACAACCATCCCAACCCTTCTCACGTTTGAGCAGCTGGCGAAGCACGTCTACAACGTGTCCGTTCGTCAGCTTCGGAACATGAGCAAGGATCCCAACTTCCCGAAAGCGATCGTGCTTGGGCCGCGCACACTGCGTTACGTCAAGGCAGAGCACGAAACCTACATCGCATCGCATTCGCGCCAGCTGGGCGAAGAGCCTAAGCAGCTCTCCGCGGCGCGAGCAGCGAAGGCCAGCGGCCGCGCTCCTGCACCGGCACCCTTCAACGGGGCGTTGGCATGAACGCACAGCACCCAACACCTCGAACCCGGCCTATGTGCCGGGTTCGTCGCTTCTGGACCTATACAACTTTTTGGTTGTACCTATGAACGACAGCCAAGCGACCTACGCGGCAGCGCTTCGAGCTGCGAAGCTGCTCGCCGAGGCGATCGACCTCGCAACGTATCAGCAAGTCGTCGCGCTGGCTCAGCTGGCGGACACGACATATGACGACTTGCGAGATGCGGTGCGTCTGGTGCAAGACGTCGTCATCGGACCCGAGGCAGTGCGATGAACGTCCAACGCGCAACAGGACGCACCGATTGCGACCGGTGCGGCTCGGTGGCCTACCTGAACGAGCAGCGACTGTGCGCGCGGTGCGTGCAAGCCCTGCAGGCCCTCGCCAGCGGCATGCTGATCGAGCGCGCGCTCTACGCCCCAGCGACACCACCAAAAGAGGAGAAGCCCAACGATGAACCTTGAGGAATGGAACAAGGTGGTGGGAGGCACGCAAGCGCCTGCACCGACCAAAAATGGAACGGCCCGGGGCGTGTCAGCACCCCAGGCCGCGAAAGTCAAAAGCATCGAAAGCAGCGAGATCGTACAACCTGCCCAAGCCGACGACAAGGCGGCGGCGTTCATCGAGCGGGTCGTCTCGTTGCCCGCCACTGCGCCGGCGCCGCTGCGCGGGCTGCCCGGCTGGCTGGTATGGAAGGCCGAGCGCGACGGCGAGCGCGTGCGCAAGGTGCCGTACTACGCTGAAGGCGGCCGGCGGGCAGGCCTGCAAGGTGCACCCGAGGACCGCGCGCAGCTCGTGACCTTCGAGGCCGCCTGCACGGCGGCGCTTCGCAGGGGCTTCGACGGCGTCGGGCTGGCCCTCATGCCGGAGTGGGGCGTGTGCGCGCTGGACTTCGATCGATGCATCGGGGACTCGGGCGAGCTGCCCGCGGAGATCCGGGATATCGCGTCGCTCACCTATGCCGAGCGTTCGCCGAGTGGGCGAGGTGTTCGCGCCTTTGTGCGCGGCAACCTCGGAGACCACAAGGACCACGGCGAGCCCTACGGCTTCGAGGTGTTCAGCACGAAGGGCTTCGTGACGGTCACCGGCGATCGTCTCGACCTGGTCGACATGCTCGGCAACGAGGACGTCATCGCGGACCCGCCGGCGTGCCTGCTTGCCTTGTGCGAGACGCGCTTTCGCCGCCAGGATGCTGAGGCCAGCCCGGACGCTGTGTCGGCACCGCTGGGGCTTGCCGTCGAGGACCTGCAGCGGGCGCTTGCCGTCCTCGACCCAAGCATGCCCCATGACCCGTGGCTGAGGGTAGGCATGGCCCTGCACCACGAGACGGCAGGAGAGCGGTTCGATCTCTGGGACGAATGGTCGAGCCGAGGGAACACCTACCCGGGCACGGAGAAGCTGCGCGAGCGGTGGGACAGCTTCGGCCGCTCCACGCGCCAGGTCACCGCCGCCTGGTTGATGCACCTGGCGAACGAGTGCGGCGCAGGCATCAACTTGGCGTCCCTCGTGGCCGACGATTTCGAGGTGATCAGCGACGCGCCTGCTATGCCGCGATCGTCCCAGCGCGAACTCAAGCAAGCTGACCAGGTTGACTTCATCGACTTCGCGCAGCTTGCGGTTGCGCCACCCCCGCCGCGGCGCTGGGTGGTCGACCAGTGGTTGCCGCGCGGCGCCGTGACCGCACTGTTCGGCCGCGGCGGCCACGGTAAGTCCCTCGCCGCCCAGCAGCTGGCGATCGCAGTGGCCAACGGCCTTCCATGGCTTGGCTGGGCCACTACGGGCGGGCCAGCCTTGGGCATGTTCTGCGAGGACGACGCCGACGAGCTCCTGCGACGAGCAGGCGACATCTTCGCCAGCGAGCTGCTGGAACCTGCGCAAGCCAGCGGGGGCTTGTTTCTGGACGCACGCGCCGGCAAGGTCAACACGCTGATGTCGTTCGGGCAGGACCACGTCGGGCGCCCCGAACCGCTGCTCGTCGAGTTGCGGCATCAATGCAGCCAGCTGCGGCCGGCCCTGGTGGTGCTGGACAACATCGCGCAGATGTTCGCGGGTCAGGAGAACGCGCGGGCGGAGGCCACCCAGTTCTGCAACGCGCTGACCGCCATCGCGCGAGAGTTCGATTGCGCGGTGCTGCTGCTTGGCCACCTGGCCAAGGCCGAAGGGTCCGAGTTCAGCGGCTCAACGGCATGGGATGCGGCGGTGCGCTCGCGATTGATGCTCGAGCGGCAATCGGACGGCACGACGGTGCTGCGCAAGCTGAAGGCGAACTACTCGGACCTGGACGAGATCCGGCTGCAGTACCGGGCGGGCTGCTTTGCGGCGCTGCCCACGGGTGCCAATGCGCCTCCGGATCTTGTCGAGGCGGTGAAACATGCGGTCGTTGAAGCAGTGCACGCGCTCACCGCCAGGCGGCAGCCTACGTCCCACAACCCGACGACTCGCAACTACCTGCCGAAGCTGATGGTTGCCGAGGGGCTCAACGAGGGCCACGGCGTCGATCTGCTTCGCTCGGCTATGGGCGCGTTGATCGACGCGGGCACGCTCATCCCGGACGCGGAGCTCTGGCGAAAGCCCGATCGCCACATGGCAACTGGGCTTGCGTTGGCAGAGGGCGCACGATGAGCGGCGTTGCTGCTGCGGGCTTGATGGGGCAACGCCGCATTAGCAACCCCGCAAGCCCGCGCCGTGAGGAGGCTGCTTTGCGGCGTTGTTGCTGCGGGATTGCCTGCGGGATTGGTCGAAAGGAAACCCGCAGCGCCGCAAGAAGGCGCGGCGGTGTTCCCCCCTACAAAGGGGACACCGCGCCGCCGCACTCGGTTGCCGCCGCGGGATCGTTGGCAAGCCCGCCCCTGGGCGCGCAACAAACCGCAACGCTCTGCACCGTGCGCCCGATGGGCCTGTCGCGTGTTGCACACCGCTGGCGAAATGTGACGCCTACGCGCGTGCGCGGGGCCAGGGAATCTCACACCCGAAAAGCATTCGAACACCTAAAAGGCCGCGTGGTTTGCACCACCCGGCGGACAGTGCCGCCTGGCGTTGGAAATCGACACCTAAAAAGGGCGACGGCTCAGTCGAGGGCCAGCGTAGGAAATCGACAGGTGAGGACTCCCCGGGGTCGCCTGTCGGCCAATCGGCATTTTTCTGCACGCTGCGGTTTTCTGCGTGGTTCGCACGCGTGTTCGCTCCCTGCCGCTTCCGGATGTGACACCTCAAGCGTCCGCCTAACCTGCTGCAAACACACGCGTGCGGGGCTTGCGCCTTCCACGTCCGCCACTGGGTCCGCCATCGACGCGGCAGCGAGGGGGAGCGCAGCATGCTGACCATCACCACCGATGCCTTCGATTCGCCGGGGCAACTGGCCGCCGCGGTGCGTCTGGCGATCGAGGGTCGACCGGGGCCTTTCGTCCCGCAGCTCATGGCTCTGTGCTGCGAGCTCATGCGAAGCGTCGCAGCGCCGCCGCGTCACGTTCCTGCGCCCCTGGTGTTGGCGCCCCAGGGCGACCGCACCTTCGCCACCGCCGGCGGCAACTGGGAGCCGCCGTCGCCGTTGCCGGCCGTGCAGCTGTTTCTTCTGGCCGCACGCCCGGACGACTGGGTGCCTCTCGATGGGGGCGTCCAGCGGCTGCCAGCGGTTCGAGCCGCGCTCAAGCGTGCCCGCGAGGGCCTGGCGCAGCTGGACCCCCGCTTCGCGGTCGTATTCCGGACAGCCCGCACGGAGAACGCGACCGGCCTGCGGCTGCGCACGTGGCAAGGCCTGGTGATGGGGCGGCTGCGCACGAACGGCAACACGCCGATTCGAATAACCGTCACATAGCCGTCACTCGCTTGGCGATGCCCGGTGCCCGCGCCCACCATGCTGGGCATGAGCACCAGCAACGACATCGCGGAACAACTCGTCGCCATCGACCGGGAGATCGAGGCACAGCGGCAGACCTGCGTGAACGCTGCCGCTGCGATGGCGAAGGCACCAACGGACAAGGCCGCGCGTACAGCGCACCGCAAGGCAAGCGGGCACTTGGCCGAACTCGTCGCGGACCGGGAAGCGCTGAAGGCGGCCTTCGATCTCGCGGCTGTGGCCGACCGCGAGCAGCGCCGCGCGGAGCGCATTGAGCGCGCCAAGCAGCTATGCGAGACGGCATCTCAGGCCCAGGGTGCGCGATCGACCAAGGCATTCATGCTGGAGATCGCGCTGGCCCACTTCGTCAACGCCCTGGCCGACTGGGCTGGCGCCCAGCAGGACTTCGAAAACGCGATCGCCAACTGCGCGAGCACATTGCTCACGGACAACGCCAGGGCCGCCGGCTTCGCCGTCGATCGCCGGCGCGAGGTGGTCGAAGTGGAGGTGAACCGGGCGGCTTGGCACCGCTACAGCTTGGCCAATGAACTCGCGAAGCGCATGTTCCGCGCGTCTGCGCTCCTCGGGCACGCAGGCGCGGAACACCTGGCGGTGAAGTTCATGGGCAACCCTAACGAGCTCGAATCACTGCACCAGGCCGACGTGGAGAACGGCGCAGCTGCCGTCTTCGGCTTGCGCGACTTCGTGAACCGCTGGAGCAAGCCCCTGGTCACTGAAGAGCAGGACGGCGTCGAGGCGGCGGCGAAATGATCGACGCCAACGTCCTCTACCCGTCCGCAACGCCGGCTGCAGCACCCGCTCCGCAAGCAGCTGCCGCTCCGGCGCCGGTGGCCGCATCGCCTGCACCGGCCGCGAGTCCAGAGACGGCGGATACGCGAGTCGATGAGCTGTACGCAGGGCCTGCAGAAGCAGCGCCGCTCGCGGTGCCGGAGAACATCCGCGCGCTGAGGAAGGCGAGCGAGTCGACAGCCGACATGCTGTACGGCGCCACAGCGGTCGACCCGGTGATTGCCGGCATCTTCGAAGGTGCGGAGCTCACAGTCCCGGAGCGCAAGGCAGCTTCGGTGGAGATGACCCGCATGGCGCGCGACGTGGGCCTCGACCAGGACGACCTGGCGGAAATGGCGAGCCGTGCGCCGGACGTGCGGCAGCTCACGCCGGAACAAGTGGGCCGCAACCAGGCCGAGGCCGCTCGCATGCTGCGGGAGGCATTCGGCGACCAGGCCGCGCAGGCCTTGGCCGATGCGCAGAAGCTGGCCCTGCGCGATCCACGTACGGCAGCCCTGCTGGACAAAACAGGCCTGGGCAACGACCCCCAGACCATCCTCAAGTTCGCCCGACTGGCAGTGCGTGAACGCAGCCGTGGGCGCCTCTGACCTTGTAAGGAGCGACGATGTTCCACGATGCACTTTTGAGCCTCTCCTCGGCTCAGACCGTCACCGGCTCAGCCGCGGTGACGTCCACCAACACGATCGATGTCGGCTCCGTGCGGGATCTCGTGGGCACTGACCCCCCGATCGTCGAGGTCTCGGTCAACACGTCCTTCGCCGGCCTGACCTCGCTGGAGGTGCAGGCCATAGCGTGCTCCGACCCTTCGCTGATGTCGAACCTCGCCGTGGTTGGTTCGTCGGGACCGATTCCTGTGGCGAGCCTTACCGCTGGCGCGCGGTTCGCCGTGGCTCTCAGTGCCCGCAATGCCCTCGCCGGTCAACGCTACCTTGGACTGCGCTACGTCATCACTGGCGTGGGCACAGCAGGCGTGGTGTCGGCGAGCCTGGCGCCGCAAATCCAGGACGGCGGACAGAAGATCGTCACGCCGACCTTCACCATCATCTGACGGAGAGCCCTATGCCCAAGTATCGAGTCCTCGAAAAGTCCTTCATCGACAACCACATCCGCGAGGCTGGCGACGTCGTCGAGTACGACGGCTACCCCAGTGAAAACCTCGAGCCCCTGTGCGACGAAGGCCGCGCCAAGCAGGAGGAAGGCTTCAAGCTTCGCGAGCAGCAGCTTCGCGACTTGGTCGAGCAGGCGAAGCAGCCGGGCTTCTTTGTGGTCGGCGCGCGCGAGCCGAAGACGCCGCCGCCTCCCGCTCCCGATGGGCAAGGGGTGGTCTGAAGGGCGTCGACCATGAGCACGAACCTCACCGCTGCGGTGCGTCGGCTCATGGCCGAGCATCCCAACCTCGGCCCCTTCGGGTGGCGCGACACACCCAGCCCGTTCACGCCCACAAGCGACTTCATCAACCAGGTGGCAGCAGCGGCGGACTACATCAGCCTGCGCGGGTTGCCGCTGCGATGCGGTAGCTACGCGCTCCAGCACCTGGTCGAGGAACACAAGCGCATGTACGTGTCGAACGGTGCGCTGATCGTGGCCGCGCTCTTGGCCGGCTATCGACCTGTTCGCTACGGCAGTGGACCCAACTGCCGCTTCGAGGCGCCTGTCGCCCAGGCCGCCGCCGCCCAGGCCGCCGCCTAGTTCGACAAACAAGTCAGGAGCATCCCAATGGTCAACGACACGTGCCCAATAAACTGGGCCAACCCCTACTTGCAAGACGCAGCCGACTACCTGAACGGAATCGGACCGGTGGGCCTTGATTGGCACCCGAACGACGCCGCGGGGACCAAAGGCACGACGCAGCCTTCGCAGACCGACGATTCGACTGCCCCAGCCGAAGCGACCGGCGACTTCTCGCGCATGGACCGCGGACAGGGAGGCTGAGCAATGCCACGCGTTCCGACCTACGACGACTACCAGGTGATGCCGAACGTCGCCCCCGCGGGCGGCGTCGGCCTGCCGACGATGAACCCGCAGCTGACCGGAGGCCGGCAGCTGCAGGACCTGGGGCAAGGCATGCAGCAGGCCGGTCAGGCCGCCGGCGGCATCGCCCTGGACATGCAGGACCAGGTCAACCAGGTCCGCGTGACCGATGCGATGAACCAGGCGCGCG